TCGCGGTTTAGCCGCAGGGCAACTGAGTAGGATTCGGGCTTGTTAAAGCACACGTACCTGCCACAGCTACATTCAGTAGAATCGTTGTCGATCCTATGAACGGGAACACCGTTGTGAACGGGTGTTCGCTGATACTAGCCTCTGATCACCTTGAGGGAATACTGTCCCCCTTAGGGTGATCTTTTTCTCCGAATAATCATCTATGCCAACTCGTTTTCGGTATAAGCCTAATGAATTCTACCGGCACCGCTACCTTGGCGGTCCTTGGGAAGTATTCCCTACGGCTCCACACTCAAACGAGACTATGGTAGATATGAATCCTGGTGGTGGACCTTGCACGCACATTAAGCGCGTACAGGCCCTTAACTACTCCACTCCTTCCTTTGTTGGGTGGCAAGTTGAGAATCAAGACATCCCGTCTTTTCTCCTCACTCCGCCTCCCTTAACTGAGTTGGATTGGGCCAATCTTCCTACGTCAACTGAACTTAATATCATCGTTCTCCTCGCGGAGATAGATGAAATACTAGCGACGTTAACCTGGAAGTTCTGGCGGCAGCTATCATACGGCGCAATCACATGGGGCATCGTTCCTCTGATTTCAGAAATCGAGAGCGGTCTTAAAGCCATTAGAAATATTGGCAAGACCATAGATGGGACCCAGTATGAAGCCACTACGTATTCAACCACCGTCAATACGTACGGTGACGTAGTTGGTTATCCTCGTATGGAATGGAAAGTTACACAGTCCATAAAATACCACGCTAATGGGAAGGCCTACTATGACGATTTGGTAATCTCCTCAATGTTAGACAGGCTAGGATTCCATCCTGACCTTGCTACATTATGGGAGTTAGTACCCTTTTCGTTTGTAGTCGACTATATATTCCCTATCGGCAAGTTCCTTGAAGGACTTCGCCGTGGCGGCTGGGTAAAGGCAGTCTATTTTGATGGGTGGGTATCTGCTTCCGTCAACACAACGGGGCACATGAGTGCCCCCAGTTGGGCTAGCTGGAAGTACGTACCCAAGCAGGTGCCATTTGAATATAACACCTACTATCGTTTCCCTCATTCGTCTGTCTTAGTCGCCCCTGAGGCTACGTTGCCACAATTCGAACTTCCTACGTTTGAAGAAGTCTTCAATATGGCTTACTTGGCAAATAAAAAGCTCCGGCGTGCGGTTCCTCCAATCCATTTCGATTGGCTCTTCGATAATGAAGATGATTAAACCTACCTTAGCCGTTTTTACCACATAGTCTCATGCCTTTCGGAACTATCACTGCCCAGACTCTGACATACGAGCCCCGGTCTACCGGGAAATACACTCGTTCTTCAGTAGCATTTGGTCAACCCGACAATTCTTTTATTGTTCGTGGAACCAGTGCACTTACCGCTGACCCGTTACGGGCCAGCGTGTCCAGAGTTCTTCAGAAAGACGTCACAACTGGTGGCTCCGTCGTCCGCAAAACGGCGACCGTCACATTAAGTTTTGTGGCACCCTCTTCCGACTTCACGGCGGCAGAGTTGGACTCTTTGGCCGCGGATCTGAGTGAGTTTATCACTTCGAGTACCGTGTCCCGATTGTTCATGGGCGAATCCTGATTGTTCTACCTCATCCTCTAACGACTAGTTTGTCAGTTATCAGTTGACTCACTAACCGTAATGGGGCATGAAGTTAGATTACTCAGAACTCTTTTTGGCACTTTTTGATGATCTCGGAGTTGACAAAACGACAACTTCGTACATCATGAAACGCCTTCGTAATGAAGGCATACATGTCGTAACTGTACTTCTCCCTGCCTTCTCAAAGCATGTTATAATGTGCCTAGAGAAAGGAGAGTGGTGCGATTTTTCAAGCGCCATAACGAAGTACAGAGGGCTCCCCGTGATTTTTCGGGGTTTCCTGTTGAAGCTTTTCTCCTTTTCGCGCGACAAAAATAAATTTGTCGTGCGACCTGACGTCGATCCAGTATCCATACTGATCATTCGCCAGGCATGTGAATACTTTTATAAGTTATCACTCGATTTTACTGATGAACAGCTTGAGAGAGCTGAACAAAAGTTCATCGACGGTGACAACGCTGTGTTTACAGATGGTGATTACGACGTCTCCTTCGTTGATATGATGAGGTCCAATTTTGAGACCTATTACCCTCGTTCGTCCAGGATCGCGTATGACGATATTATCGGGAACGCGCGCCCGGGGTCAGGTACCTTTTCTGGTTACACTGACTTTTGGTCAAGATATAACTATGGCCAATACGAGTGGTACGAGCGGAACAATCTTCCCGCTACTGTGCCACCAGAGGCAAGAAACCTTTCTTGGGCGTTCCGGCTTAATAGCCGTGCTCCCAAGGCTAAGGTCGCTGACTTGGACCCCGATTTTTCTGAGGTACTTTTTGTACCTAAAGACTCTCGCGGGCCTCGTGTAATCTGTCGCGAGCCTTACTCAAAGCTTGTTTATCAGCTTGGGTTTTTTGACCTATTTACTGATTGCCTTGAGAAGGACACGAAGCATCGTATCAACTTCGCTAATCAGGAGATAAATCGCAGATTAGCCCACAAATCCTCAATCGACCGTTCTTATGCAACCCTTGACCTTTCGGACGCTAGTGATATGGTTTCTTACCATATTGTCAAGCGTCTCTTTCGGTTTGTCCCTTTCTACAAAATATTTCGATTTAGAACTACATTCGCCAGACTCCCGTCTGGACGAATTAGAGAACTTAAGAAATTAGCTGGAATGGGATCGGGTTTCACATTTCCTACGATGGCTTTGATCATACATCTGGCCATATGTACACGAGTTTCTCGTCGATTTAACGTCGACTACCGCTTTGCATCGAGCAAAGTTTACGTCTACGGGGACGATATTATCGTGCCTAAGGGCTGGTATGCCGAAGCAGTTAAGGCTTTGACTCTAGTTGGCCTGAAAGTGAATACTAATAAGAGTTTCACTAACAGCTTCTTCAGAGAGTCTTGTGGTGGAGATTACTTCTACGGAAATGACGTTACGCCTGTTCGTTGTAAGTTGACTGGTACTAGCGTGCGTATACGCAAGCTGGAAATGTCCTTTTTTGATGAGGGCTCGAGGAGTGAACGTACTACTTCAAAGGAGTACCGATCTATTCTCGCGCTAGAACGCCATGCGAGGGAGCTTGTTAAGAAACAGCTCTATAGTGCATCAGGCGTCATCTATGCGTGCCTCACATCAGTCCTTGGCCCGCTCCCTTATGTCTCGGGCAATTCGGAAGTCCTCGGGATCTACATTGATTCCGATAGACATCACCCTATGCTCGAGACCGACGAGACGGGAACTTACAAAGAACTTGACGTTTGGGTCGTAAGACCTGAGAGGGTTACAACGCGTGGGGCGTGCCCATATCGTTACTTGATCAACGCCCTTAGTGGTAAGAGCAAGACTTGGGTTGATACAATCTTCCCTAACGATACCCGAACTGAGTACGGTGTTACAACAGTACCCCGAAAAGTTAGGCTTCAACGGATAACCGTTTCTAGCCTCGCGTTAACATAATGGAGAGTATGCGTGTTTTCCGCTGGACATCCAGTCCGGCCGGTATAGGACATCATCATGATTGAACCTATA